CTGCAATGATTTCTTTTACCCCAGAAACAGATGAACCAAATGCTGAACTATTAATAGCAGCAGCTAATTGAGTTGCAATACTTAATTGAGTTGCACTTGCAGAAGATGTAAATGAAATTGAAAGTCTTTCTGGTCTAACTGAATAGAAAGATTTATCATTTTTAAATATAATACTTGCAGTGTATTCAGTAGAAGCATTTACTTCAATTGAACCAGTGGCAGCAGTTGCTGTTGAACTTGATGTATCAGGATTTGTTAAATGTGCTCTAGTATAACCAAATCCCCAAACACAACGTCTTGAAGGTTGATAACTTTCACCTTTAAATCCTACAACAGAGGTTCCTCTTATCGGATTACTTTTTTTGAAATCACCATTAGCTAGTTTATTAACTATTTGTATATAAGGTTGTGTCCTTATTGTATCATTACCTGCTGGATCTAATGTCAGCATATCTGAACCAACAACACCTGTTTGAACAGCAATTGCATTTAGTGCTGTATTATTTGCACTTAGAGCAGCACCTGCACCTATAAAAATTTCTGTTACATTTCTTTGAATACTCATTTTAATTTTTTATTAATTTGAAATTATTATTTATTTTGTTTTGTTTATTGTTTATTATTATCCTGCAAATGGTGTTGCTACACTACCTGTTGCTGTTTGTGTTCCATTTACTAACCAAGCATTTAATCCTGTACAAACTACAGTGTATTGATCTCCAATTATTCCACCTGTTGTGCTTCCATTTCCACTCACTTTATAATTACTAGATCCATTTGGTGCATATTTTGCAAATGCTGGTGTAGCTGTAACTTGTTGCATAATTGAACTTCCAGCTATAAATAAGTCAGAAGATGAAGCTCCTTGAATAACTGCGGCATTACTTGTAACTGTTGCAGTTTGAATAAATTTAAATGTTACACCTACATTAGCAGCAGTTGCAGCAGGTAATGTAAATACATTTCCAGCAGCAGCATTCAATAAACATATTGCACCTGATTGACTAGCAGTTAAAACTGTAGGAGAAGCATATGCAGTTCCAGCTATTACTGGAGATTGTATTGAAGTTCCACTACCAGCAGTTCCTGGAGAAATTATAGGGGTTGTTAAAGAGGTTGTTGCAGTTAATGTTGTTGCTGATGCTGAAGTGAATGATAATACACCAGAAGCTGATGAAATTGAGTTTAATCTATCAATAATAGATTTTATAACAGCATATTGTGCTCTTGGAAATTGTTGAATTATAGCACCTGTTGATGGCTGTAATGGTAATGATATTAGTGTCATTTAATTAATATTAAATTTGTTTATTCTGTTTTATTTAGTACTATTTGTGAATAAGTATTAATTCTATTAGTTTCAATATTTTCAAGAGCAATCATAATAGCTGTATTTACTATTTCCTGATGTGTATGTTCAGATAATTCACAATCTACATTTGGTAAATTACTACTATCTATTCTAACTGGTCTTTTTATATATCTTATTTTATAAGAATTGATTGTTGATGTTGGACTATGTAGTAATTCTACACCTTCTTTTGTCATTAATCTTAATACTTTTTCATCAGTTGGTTTAGCAAATGGATTACTGATTATTTTACTATAATCATTATGTTGTATTCCAAGTGTATAAACATCTTCTGTTTTACTTATTCCACAATCAGTAAATGTAAGATTTGTTAATTCTTGTATTGTTATCCAATGATCTGCTGGTAATGTTATAAAGTTTGCATTAGAGTTAATATTATCACTTGTATTTGCTAAAGGTGTAATATTTTGTGTAACTATTAATGCTTTTAAATCTTCTGTTCTTTTTTGAGTTTCTTCAAAAGATTCTTTCTTTATATTATTATATCCATATCTCTGCTTAACAAAAGCATCTTGAGCTTGATTTAATACTAAATCTATTTCCTCTGGTTCAAGATTTGGATAATTTTTGCTATCAAATTTATCTAATCCTTGTTTAAAGGATATGACCATTTCTTGTGCTGTAATGATAACCTCCTATTTTATAAAATTAACAAACCATTTATTTACACAGTTTCTTTTATTTTGACAAACTCCACTAATTGAAGTATGAGAACAGTTTATATAATTAGCAGCTTCATATTTATCATTAAACAGTTTATATTCTCCTGTTTTTAAATTTAAACCTTCTACTTTTAATTTAATTCCTGTTCCTGGTATTTTTCTACCTTTTATTTTTAATTTACTTTGTTCTGACCATTTTAATCCATTAACTCCATCTCCACCTTTAGTTCCGTTTGTTAATTTACAAAATTGTGAATAATGTTTTATTAGTTCAATTTCTAATATTTTAGCATTTTCAATATTATCTACTTCTGCTAATTTTTTATAAATTGGTTTTAAATTTTGTTTTATTAATGAATTTATCCAATTGCTTTTATAAGTAATATTATTTTTACTTCTTTTTGAAGAATTTATGTGATCTTGAATTCTTGCTTTTGCATTTGTTGTGTAACCTATATATCTAATTTTATTAGACAAAGGATCTATCAAAGCATAAACTTCTGTCATTATTTTTTAGTTTTAGTTGCTGCTGTAGCTGCTAATTTAACTGATTGATTTCTTAAATCTTTAAAATAAGCAATTACTGATTCTACAGAACTTCCAATAGTTTCATTTTGAAATGTGTAATAATTACCTTTTTTAATTAAAACACCACCTTCAAGCATTTCTTCAATTTCAATTCTTAATTTAATATCAGGATTCTCATGAAGTTCTAAGAATTTCTTTGGATTAGCATCTACCTCTTTAAATAAAGAGGTATTTACAAAAGCTTCACTTACAGTATCTAATCCACGTTTACCATATAACTTCAAATAGCCTTTTTTCTCTTCTAAAGAAAGTGTTCTTAGAGCATCTAAGGCATCCATTTTATAATTGATAATAACTTCTTCAACTTTAGCTTTAGCTTCTTTATCATCAATAAAAAACTCTGCAAATGGCTTATTTTTTATATCAGTTTCATTAATTGCAATATTACTACGTTGCATTAATACACCAAGTTTTATTTCATCTAATAGAGTTTCAACACTAAAAATAAATGGTTTATCTGTTGGTAGTCTTAAATTCAACAATGGTCCCCAATATTCTGCATTATTTCTTGATAAAGTTCCTTTTGGAAGACCTAATTCTTCACAATAAAGAGTTTCTTGTTCTTTTGTTAAACCAGTTTTATATAAACCAGTTTTCATTTCCAATTGAGCACCCTCAATTGCTATTCCTGTTCCTGAATAATTAGATATTCCAGAAAATTTACTTCTTGGAATTGCTTTAATTACTACTTTCTTTGGTGTTATTTCTATCATTTTAATTTTTCCTTTATTAATTTTCTGTAATGTTCTCTATTTTAAATATAGTTAAAATAAATGATATTATCAACTTATTATTTAACTATTTATAATTTAATAAGAGATGATAAAAGTTTTTAATTTCTACCATCTCTTATTTAATCTTATATTAACTAATGTTATCTATATCTAAGATAAGCTGTGCAGCGTCTGTGGGATTTCTTAACATAATTCCCTGTTCAGACATTGCAATGAAATCATATCCATCTTTACCTGTTGCAGAACTACCATTCCTTTTAGGACCAGTTGGGCCATATAAACCTTCAACATAAGTAGTAACCATTTCCCTACCTTTTGTATAAACCTTTTGAATATTAGGTTCTCCACCTGAATATGATTTAAAGTTTAAGAAAGTTGCTTTATATGATTCTGCTGGACGTCCTGTTTGAGGATGTAAAGCTCTATTTCTCCAAGTGTTATTATATGGAGCATATTGTTTCAATGTAATTTTATCTCCATTTAAACCAACATATGTTTTAAATTGATTTCCAAATTTCAAATCTTGATCTCCACCTTGAATAAAATGACTATCAACAAGTGTATAATTGGAAGCAGAACGCTTCATTGCTTGGTCAAATAGATCCATGAAATTTCTACCACATAATGCAATATATTCACGTTCACCATCTTCAGTACCATTGAATGCTAAATCATTCATGAAATTCCTAATAGTATTTTCTGTTAGTGAAGTGTAATAACGTTTGTTAGATGGAGCAATTTGTTGTTCTAAACCTGCTGACAAATAAACTGGATGACCACTAGCACCTTTCATATCAGTGGTACCATCTGCTTTAATATTTGATTTACCATACATTAAAAGTAATTCAATTTCATCCATCCATTGACACCAGAATTCCCATTCTGCATATTTAACCCATGTAGAAGCTAATTCAGTTCCATCAGGATTCATCAATTTCATTTCTAACACTTTATCATGTACAGCACCTGTAATAGAATATTTCTTTCTAACAGTTGACATATAATTTTGCATTAACACTGGTGTAGTAAAATGAGTTTCACCTGAAGTTTCAGAAGCATCATTTTCAACAGCATTAAAATCTTTAGATAATTCTTTACCTACAGCAAGTAATGATGCTGGAATATAATCTGCTTGGTTATTTGATACTAGTTGTAATGTTAAGATCATATCAGTACCATCATCATATGGACTTCCCATTACTCTCATTGAATAACGTCCATCATCTGGAATTAAAATATCACCTTCTGCAAACCAACGTTCTCCAACACCTACTTTAAATGTGGTTGAAGCAATACCAGGAGTTGCTGTTACAGCATCAAATACACCCCTTGTAATAGGAATAGCTTTTCTACTATCACCCATAATAGACCAACGATAAATAATATCATTCATCTCTTTAGCTTTACCCATACCACTGGTTAAATAGGATAGAGCATTTTTATAGTTATTTTGTTTATTGTAAACTCGTGTAACAATCAAACTAGCCATTTCTGGTTTAGTTAAAAAGAAT